AAATTTATTAGATTCATTTTTATTACAATTATGGAATACTTCGACAAGCGAAGGATTCTCTAGTAATAATAAACTTGAACTAAAAAGAATCTTAACAAACAATAAAAAAATTATTAACTCTAGACTTGATTGGAGAAACATCAATAAAGGTTGGAAAGATATTACTTTGCAGGTTGATTTAAATGACGACCCGAATATTATCGACATCTATTGGCCTCAGATCAAAGACCGTGTTATACAGTTGTTCACCAATGGACAATTAGATAAAGGACATATTAACTATGATTCCGATACTGGAAGAGTCCAGGTTGAAGGCGGTAACCTACCATATTGTTTTGATATTATGAACTACGAGTTTATAAAATGTAATATAATGGGAGAACTTACTCAATGTGACATATTTCAGTCAGACGTAAAATCAGCTAATTTATTATCATGCAATTTATATCAAGGGACTCAGGTAACTGGTTCAAAAATAGGTTCATGCTATGTTAATAAAAGTTGTGTTTCGACAAACTGTTACGTTCATGGAATCGATGGAGTATACAGTGGTAGAATGAATAATGGAATCTTTAGAGAAGGAAAGTATACTAAAGAAGCTGTTTTTAAAGATACTGAAATTATTGATTCAACAAAAATATAATTTAAAAGATGAGCGATATTTATCAAGGTACCGACGCAGGACTTACTACACCACCATCATGGTCAAATACATGTTATACTAATTTCATCAATCTGCTAGCAGACGATATTAGCGGGTCTTGTATGATTCCAATGAACTTACCAAGAAAGGAAGTTCAGAATATAGTGGAGCGAGCTAAGAAATGGTTTTATAAGAATTATGAATATTCTGTAAGAACGACTTTCATAGGAATTCCAGTTTCTGTATTTAAAACCGAATATTTTAAAAGAACAAGAAGTATTACTCTTCCAAAAGAAGATGTGACATCGGGTGGTGGAGAGATATTTTCAGTTTATGGAGTATATCCTACTGGATCTAGATTCGGTGCTGGTACTTCGGTAACATTTACGACTGGAGATTTTGCCATGGAAAAAATGTTATATGGTGGTTTATATGGAGGTAGTGGAACCGTTTCTGGTGCTGAGAATTTACAATATTATGTAATTAATGAGAGTTACTTTGATTTAACTAGAAGCATTCTAGACAATCCAACTGGATTTCATTATAGTCAATTAACGCATGAACTTAGATTCACTGGTGAAGTTCCTATAAAAGATACTATAATCGAATGTTACGAAACAATACCTCAATGTGCGTTGTTTGACGATGAGGCATTCTTTAGATACTGTGCGGCTAAGATTAAAATTGCATTGGGTAGCAAAATGGGAATCTTTAATTTTAATCTTCCAGGAAATATTCAAATAAATGCAGATGCAATTCAATCTCTAGGAGAATCAGAATTAGAAGCAGTAATCGAAGAAATCAAAGGCGACGAAGGAGTTGACTGGATGATGCACTCATAAAAATACGATAGATACTAAATGGAATTGTATATTAAGACTAACGGAGACCCTAACTATGACCCAATAAAATTGCAGTCTGATAGTAGAATTGCGACCCTGTTGGCGCAACTCGATGTTATTCTTTTTACAAGAAAAGGAGAAGTATTAGGAGAACCTGGACTTGGGTGTAATCTTGAAGATTTAGTTTATACTCTTAGTTACAATGACTCACAAATAAAAAACGAAATTGAGCAGCAACTTTCTCGATATGTACCGCTAGCAGCGATGATGAACGTGACAGTTGATGTTGAGTTTGACACATCTTCGAACGACAGAGATGCAATATTCATCAATATTAACATTGATGGTGGTAAAGAAACAGTTCAAGTTGTAATATAAACATAGTATAAGATGGCAAATCTAACCTTTTTACAAAAAACCAGAATCCAAGCTAGTGAATTACTAGATGATACTAAAACCTATATGGGTAGACTCTACTCAAGATTGGGCGAAGTATTTACGCCGGCTTCTCCGTTTTTCCAAATCATAACTGTATTGACAGAATTATCAGAATTGATATTCTTCTATATCGAAGACTCTACAGTTGAACAAAATATCATAACTGCTCAGCAGCCAGAATCTATTTATGGTCTTGCTAGATTAGCAGGACATGATGCATTTAGAGGTTCTTCAGCAATTGGAGAAATTCGTGTTAGATTAAATACTTCAGCAAATTCTGAAATTGCAGGAGATGCCATTAATATTTCAGCAAATTCAGTTATTAAATCAAATGGAAACGGATTAGAATATATTTTAAGAACAAATAATGACCAGTTTAGAATTGAAAAATCTAATTTTAATTATATTAGAATTCCAATTATACAAGGTTCACAAGAATCTCAAACGGTGACTGCAACTGGAGAGGCTCTTCAATCTTTTAATATTAATACTAAAGGTTACACAGACCATTATGCTACGAGAGTATCAGTTAATGGAGAATTATGGTCAAGACATGAAACATTATATGATATGATGCCAGATACTAAAGGTTACCTTATAAAAACGGGTATTAGTGGAGGTCTAGATTTATATTTTGGAAATGGTAGTTTTGGAATGATTCCACCTGCTGGATCCTCAATAGTAATAGAATATATTGTGCACGGCGGAGAAGCTGGAAATCTTATTGATTCAAAAGATATTACTTTTAAATTTCAATCAGAAGGAAGTGATTCTAGTGGACAATCTTATGACCTAAATAAAATATTAGAACTTGAATGTACTCTAGCACCTAAAATGGGAGCTTATCCAGAAACGATCAAGACAACTAAATTAATTGCGCCACTAGCGTCTAAATCTTTTGTCTTGGCGACACCAGATAATTATGAATATTTCCTATCAAGATACGGTTTATTTTCATACCTTGATGCCTACAATACAACAGACGATGGTTATTTAGATGATGACAATGTTATCTACTTATTCATGTTACCGAACGCTAAAAAGAAATTAACAAAGAATAAAGATTATTTTAGTCTTGATGTTAATGAGTTCTTCTTTTCGTCAGATGAGAAGAATGGAATACTTGGTTTGCTAGAAAATTCTGGCCAGCAGATGGTTACAACGGAAGTTCAAATCGTAGAACCAATTGCTAAGTATTATAGAATGGATATTAAGATCAGATATTTCGAAGGATATTCAAAAACAAATATATTCACTGATATTAGATCAAAGGTTTCTGATTATCTGATGAATATTACAAGAAGAGATCGTTTACCAAAATCAGATTTAATTGCGATTATTGAAGGTATTGATGGTGTTGATTCGGTAAATATTAGATTCGTTTCAGAAACTGAAGAAACTGCTAGAAAAAACGGATATTATACATCAACGACTACGACAGTAACTCCTTCTACTCCGACTTTAGAAACTATTGGAAATGGAAAACAGAAATTTGTATTCTTTAAAAGAAATACAACGACTGCAAATGTTAATTTTGCTCCAGGAGCTCCGCTTCCTGAATCAGTAATAGGATTAGATTCTTTTGGAGATATTATTCTTGGTAAACAAGAAGTTGCAATGTTTAGAGGTGGTTGGAAAGATCAAACTGGAATCGTAGTTCCTGATGATGCAAGAGCTGGAGAAATGGCGGCGTTATCAGTTTATTTTGATGAACCACCGGTACAGAATACAATATACTCTACGATACAAACTCAAAATAGAAAGAAAATGTAATGGCTAAAGAACAAATAAATTTATTTGACGGTCTATTTTCAGCAGGTTACGAAAGCATTTATGACTTTCAAGTTCAAACTCAAGATAATAGAAAAAACCTAGGTCATGACTTTAGAACAAGCATACTTACGAAATCACTTTCAACTGCACTATTAAGAAACGTGTATGTTGGTGATTTTGTAATATTATTACAGGAAGTTATTGTTAAATATGTAGATGCTGTAACGCACCTAAACATATATAAGAACTTCACTGTGCATAAAAATTATACTAAAATAAGATAATAATGGGAAAATATTCGAATCTCAGATTCTTTAATGGTGCATCACATGAATTAAATTTTAATTATGATTCAGTAACCGAGTCGTGGGACGGAATCATATTTGCTCCAAGAGTTTCTGTTGGTTTGTATGAAACTATTAATCTTTTTATCCTTGAAGAAGTTTACAAACAATTAGGAGGATCTGAATATGTTTTACCTATTTCAGAAAATACAACTTCAAGAAAGATAAAATTTGAATTTCAAGATAATGAAAGTTACAAAGGAGATATATTTCTATACAACACAGCAGTAGATGCGTCTGGTAACTTTACGATAAATCAAGCAACTTCTCAAATAGAGAATATGCAGGATTATTCTACTAGCACTGGAACTTATACATACGTAAATAATAATACGACTGAAGCCAATCCAAATACTGGTAATATTTATAAGGTAATTAATCAAAATGTTTCACCTGAAGCCATTCATTGTAGAATTGCATTAATGTCAGAAGAGGAGAAAATCCATATCAAACTTTTAAATATTTACGAAGTTGGTGCAGATGGAAAAAACTCTCATTTGATAGCAACTATTAAAATATATGGAGAGACTGAAGGCGAAGACGAGAGATTAACAATCCTTTTAAATAACTTAGGAATGTCCTTTCATGAAGAAGATTTCCTAATTTTTAAATCAAGCGACGTTAACGAACTTAAAGTCGATCATCTCTTATTAAATGAAAAGAGAAAAGAACTTTTATTAGAAGGTCACAATATAAAACCATTTATTGGTACTTATAAGGCTATCATTAATGCGATTAAATTCTTTGGATATGATAATATCAAACTTAAGGAATACTGGTTAAATATCGATGAGCAATCAGCGGGATATGGTAAATTAAGAGCGGTTGCAGTATCAGATCCTAACGCATCTGGATATTTAATAAAGAAAAATGATGCAATTGAATTACCTAATTCTAATTTAAAGAAAACTTCAAGATTCTCGTTAGTTTATAAACTTAACGAGCCAGATGGTGGAGTTGACGAATGGGATATTCCTACCGTTAAAGAGTCTTTTGACTTTACACCAGAAGAAATCTTAGTAAAATTATACGGACTTAAAAGAAGATTACAAAAAGACTATTTGCCTTTACAAGCAAAGATTGTTGATATTACTGGAGAAGGAGACTTCTTTACTCAATTTACTCAAAACGTTTGGAGAGACCAACATACTATTCAAGTTCAAAATTCTGGAACTAAAGTTGATTTTACAGTTTTTCCAGAAAGAAGATTATACATTGAAGATTTACGATTAGTAAGTCAAGATCTAGCAGATAATACTACTGGATTTCCAATGAGTGGACAAGATGCAATAGTTACTGAAGTTGAGAACTTTTATGAGACATATCATAATCAAGAATTAAATACGTTTACGACTTTATCTAATGTTCCAATCGGATGTCCAGTTGTTTTAGAATGTAATACATTAACAGATGATTGGAATGAATGCGCCTTCACATGGAACGATGTTGATTTAGCGTCAAATGATACACATTCTCATAAAAATATCAATTTTCATAGTGATATAACAAATCCTACTGAATTAAACGATCACTTATTACTTGATGTTAATAACAATGGTTCATTATATACTTGGAATACTCTTTGGAAAAAAGATGTTTATGAAGCTGAATGGGTAATTAAAGGCCCTAGAGGATATTCATATAATAGTAGAGGTCCGGTAGAAACTTATAAAAAAATGTTACTAGTTCTTCCTAATAATGGAACATATGATATTGTTTTAAATTTATATGATTTATACAATGCTCGTTCTTATAGAAGAAAAACTGATATCGTAGTACATAATAAAGCTGTTGAGCTTTACGGATTCTACTCATTTAAACCTGAAATGGATCAATGGAATCTAGATGATACAACATGGGATCTTGCTGGTGGTTATTTTGAAGAACCTCAGGTTAGTTACAATACTATGGATGACATGGTTGCTTCGTGGTATCTAACTCTAGATCGTGCTAATTATCCGCATGATGCTTCAGGTGGGTTAGATTTCTCTACTGTCTCAAGATATTTAGACACAGGTTCTGCAACTGGTTTTGCTGAAACCACCGGTCCTTTTGTTTGGAAAAATCTAAAGGCTCAAGCATGGGATGATGGATATGGAATTACATGGGATTCTACCAGAATTGGATCAGATTTAACGTCTTCATTTAGAATAAATTTATTTATAGAGAGTGGAGGAACATTTATAGCTAATCCAATTAATAAAATGGTTATATCATGTACTGACCCTGTCACTAATCTTCATCAGACAGAAACATATATTATTAATTCTCCAATACCGTTATCTTCTAGTCATTTAAGCGCATTTGTAGCTATTCAAGATGAATTAAATAGTTTAACGCCCGATCAATATCCACTCTTTAGCAGATTTAAATATAATGCTATATTAATGGACACTAATAACAATGGAACTGAAGACACTGCACATTATATTCTAGCAGTTGGTAAAGAATATTCATCAAAATATGACTTTACTTTTATTGCAATGTATCTTAATGCGACTTATAAACCATTAGCTACTTCCGGTTGGGTGCACTATAAAGCATACAATCCAAAGTGGAATGATATTATTTTGTTTAACGACCATGCTAATATTTCTCTAATGCAGCATATCACGATGACTTATGATAAAACCAATATGCCTGGAATTATTAGCCAGACATGGGTAATACTTAATAATACAACGAATAAAACAGTAACATATCAAGGACAGTGGCTAACATATCTTTTCAGCGAAAGAGGAGATTACACAATCCAATTGACTGTAACTGACTGTAATGGTAATGTAAATACAACGAAAAGAAACATGATTTCTGTAGTAGCTCCATTACTGGCAAAACCAAGAAGAAAACCAAAATATCAATATACCTCGGCATAATCGATTTTACGCTGATATATACTATGATGATACATAAAAACAATAAAAATAACTAAAATGGCAACAATCACAACAATTCTAGGTACCGATAGCGTATCGTCATCAAGAGTAACTCTTAATGACAATTTTGCTGCAATTAACCAAGAACTTGCTGACATCGCGTTATTGCTTGATGTACTTAATGAAACAATAACACTTAGCGGATTAGCAAAGTTTGGCTCTTTAAATATTTCAAACGGTAAGGTAATTGCAACTTCTTCTGCGTTAACCTCGGCGGTAGCTACTACAATTAACGAGAAGTTCACAATTGGTCAATCAGTTTTCTTTTCAACGACAACAGGAGTAACGGCACTTCCTGCTGCTGGAGCATTTAATAGTGCGACTTATTTTCTAGATGGTGCAACTATCGGAGCAACTCCGGTTACACTAAATACTGGACTAAATGGTCAGCAAATCACTCTAATTGCAGATAGTAACGCTACTGTAGGTGGAACTACTATTTCAGTAGCTAATATCGCTGGCCCTGCATCTGTTAAAATCGTAAACAAAGGTACATTAACATTACGTTATGTAGGAACTAAGTGGTACATTGTATCTTCATACAACGTAACATTGACATAATAAAACAATATAACTTAAATGGCAACACCATTAGTAAGAATACCACAAGAACAGGGCGGAACACTTTACGCGTTTGCTTCAGCAGCTAGAGATTTAACTAGAGCATATCAGAATCCTGATATTAACTTCGAATTTTCGAAGTTTGCTCTGCTTAATTTATCTCCAGTGGCAGTCCCTTCAATGGGTTCAACAAACAATTACATTCAATTTAGTAATTTGTATGATGCTTCAGGAGCTGCCTATAATGATGTTATGGTTGATAATGCAAATGTACACTTTGCACAAACATTTCAAAACTATGCTCTGAATTTCGAGCAGTTAATTTTAAACGATGATGATTTCGATCCGATCTTATTAAAATCAGACGCTGAACAAATTATGTTTAAGTGGCTTTATGAAATCGGTGCAGTTAAGTGGCAACCTGCTACTTCACAACAAGTTTCTACCGGTTTTTCTAGAGTTATTGAACCAGATGATTCTACACAAACTGGTGCAGAATATTCACAATTAGTTAAATACATTGGAAACATCGACGTTTCTAACGATAAAAACTATCAAGGAAACACGTATAATGAAATTTTTATTAATGTTCCCTCGGTAGTAGGACATACGCCTGAAATTTTATTTAAATCAGGTCAATATAATACTACATCAACAATTTATAATCCAGCGAATTTCATCGAGGGTAGAGCTAATCAAGTTCATCCAGATGCTAATTTAGACTGTGAGGCTTTAGCGGATTCGAATCAAGGTGAAATTAACTTTGATCCAAATGTAGAACCTACATACGGAATCGAATTTGATTCAGCAAAATATGCTAAAATTATAAACAATCCAGAATTAAGTACTCTTTTTGATTACTCAAAAATGGGTTCTGATTTTAGTTTTAACGCAATTCTTGTTTATTATGACATCTATTCAAAATCAACAACTGCTAACAAGGCAACGAACCTTTATGGTATATTGATTTTAGATAACTTTAAAGAGGATCAAAATTTAAACGGATGGTATATTCCATCTTTAACTAAATACAAACCGAATGATGTAACTGGTCTTAATGGTAACGCTTTTGCCCTTAAGTTGAATGTTAAATTCAATACATCATTAGATAACGTAGGAGTTGAAAAGAACATTAATGACTTTACAACTTTCTCAATGGACATCTTTTTAGATACTTCAGCTGCGTTAGATCAAGCAACTAAATTATTAATGGCAGCAAACGTTAGATATGACGGAATTGCGCAAAAGGTTCAAGAACTTGAAACTCTATTATTGACAACAAGTCAAGTTGGAGAATTTGGAACTAGAATAACAGAGTTAGAAAATCTAGTAATTGATGCTAAATTAAATTATGCAAATTCATCTTCACTGCTTGGATTAATACAATCAACAAATAAAAGAATTAATCAACTTTTAGATGGTACAGTACCGAGTTCAGTTCAATATAACATTGATGTTATTAAACAGGGAGATGGTCTAGAAATAGATAAATCAGTTCCAGGATATTTAACTCTTAAAAACAAAGTGTATGGTTACGACCTGATAGATGCATATAACTTTGATGTTAGTGCAGTTTCTAGTTCTAATTGGCAAGTTGGTACTAAGACATCATTAACTAACTTATTTAATGCCGGAACAGCATCATCTACCGCACTATGGGTAAGATTTAAAAATTATACAAACAGAATAAACATATGGCTAGATAATACCAGCCCATTGAATTCTGATATTAATATATACATAGACGATACAATTACAAGTTGGAAAAAAGGACAAGTTTTGAAATTTAATTTCAAGAGTAACTTTCTACCAAATGGTAAAAGAATCAAATTCTTCACCGATAAAAACGGTACTAATGGATGGAAACAAATTGGATTAATTAACGAATCTGAAATTTTGAATTCAAAACCATATATCGAAGTTATTTGTGTTGACGAAATAAACAAGTCATTTGAAATTGACATCTTAAGATAACATGAGCGACAATAACTCGATATCAAAGCTTTTAGAACAGTTTATACAACTGTACAATAATTCTCTTGCTACGTATGAGAAGACCAATGAGGCAATAACTTCCGATGCAAAGGTAGTTAACATTGACTTATTTGACCCGAATAGTGGAATTACTAAAACTATTCCAGTCGCTTCTTTTGGCTATTTAAAGAAAGAATTAGAACGATTAAGCAACAATCTTGATACTCTTTCGGGTTCAAATGAAGCCGCTTCAAGCGTTAAATTACCAGATGGTACCTTTAGAAAAGTTTACACTAGTAAATTAAAAGGACCTGCTCCGACAATAACTTCAATTTCAGCTCCTAGTGTTTTTGAAACTAGAGCAAATGAATTTTTTGAAGACTTTTTAAATCCTTTACTTAAAGTAAAGTTTGATTTATCAGGTCAAATCCCAGTTAATACTGAACAAGTATACATTGAAAGATATGTTTTTAAAGCTGACGATCTAGTTTCTACGACGGCATTTGATACGCTTTATAAAAATAATAGCGGAATTAATTATACAACTTTTAAAACTGAGTTATCTAACAACTCATATAGTTATGTTATAGACAAACAGGTAGTAGACATGCCGGTTAGATCTGTACAATATTATGGATATTTCGATGTTGTTTCTATTGATAATGCACAAAAGACTGTTATAGTCGACGGTGTATCTCAGACTAAGACAGTAAGACTTTTTACCGTTAATAAGTTAACATATACAGATTCTGCAAAGACCTTAGATGGTACCGAAACATTAAAGGTTGGTGATTCATTAGTTGTTAATTCAGGTAAATTCTCGACAAGATATAAAATTGACACGATCAACAGCGATACTCTTCAAATTGAACTTTCATTAGTTGAAGGTTTTGAAGCAATTAAATTAGGAGCTAATCAATTATCAATCTATAAAGACATCGATACTGGAGTTGCTCTAGAAGTTAATGTTTCTTTTGACGAGAGACAAGTTGTTTTTGTAAAAGCAGTAGATGCTGATTCTAAAGTTCAATCTGAACAATTTTCACCAGGTGCTGGATTCTATTCTAACGAACTAGTAGTATCATTAGACACTGGATTATCAATGACTCTTGCTGAATATTACACAAAAGAAGTTGCTGATTTTGGACAATTTATTAAAAGTTTAAAGGTAGATGCTATTCCACCCGCAGCAATGGGAGTTATGCCAAATACTCCGGTAATCGAACCATCTAATTTTAAAGTAGTTCAAATTAATAAGCATTTAACTGATAACGATGCAACAAACAAAATTGTTAAATTAAAATCAGAAAAGGCGGCTAACGAGCAGAATATTAAGAAAATTGATAACTCGATTAGTGCAACTAGAAGTTTGGTAAATACTAAAAAGTACTCTTCTAAAGTAGAGGCTGACAAGGACAAATCACAGTTGAACTCATTACTTTCTTCTAGAAAGGCTGAAACTGAAGCATATTCTTCTGTTGTTACTGAAATTGCTACAATTGCAAGTTCAAGTAATTTAAATAACGTTAGTCCTAAATATAGAATTAGAGGATTCTGGTCAATTCCAGAACCGAAATCTCTTAATGATTCAAAACCACAAGAAATTGTACAATTTAAAATTAGATACCGTTATAATTCAACTAATGGATCTACTAGCCAAATTGAACAAATAAATTTTAACGATGCTACTAACTCGACCGTAAAAACAGCAGCCTTTTCAAATTGGACTGAAGTTGACGGACCGGTTAGAAAGAGAATTAAAGACGAGATTACTGGAAAATTCTATTGGAAAGTTGAAAATGAAGAAGATGCGCAAGCAATTAACTTCAATTCACTAGACATTGCAATTTCGCCAGGTGAAATTGTTGAAGTGATGGTTAAATCAGTTTCTGAAGCTGGTTTTCCTTCTAATCCAATTGTTTCAGATTGGTCACCTATTATTAGTATACCTTTTCCAGAAGGAGAAATCCCTGTTGAAAACTTAACTGATATTGTTAAAGAAAATAGTTTAGAAACTATTAGAGTAAAAATCGATAATGATTTAACTGCTCTTGGAGTTTATTCTCATATTGGAGAATCATTCACATCAGGTGATAAATTCTTCGCGCATACTGCAAATTCTATTGCATCTGGATTCTTAACAGCAGAGCAGAATCCAGTAACAGTATACGAAAAAATGATCGAAATGCAGAATCAAATCGATCGTTTAACTGCTAAAATTAATGGTACTCTTGGAGAACTTCAAGTTTATATCGAAGACGAATCTGGAAATATTACAAATGTTTCAAATAACACAACTGTAAAATTATTTGCTGGACATTATATTGATGAGGTTAATGCCCTATCAGGAATTAAGAAAGGCGCGATTATTACTAAAGTATTTAAAGTTAAATTAGCAAATACCAAAGCAACCACATTAGAATTAGTTTCTAGATTAGTTGGAGATTTTGAAACTCCAGCACACGTATCTTCAAATCTTGCAGGTACTGCTTTAAATGGATTTGGGCGTGGAATTGGAACAATTGATCCTGCGATTTCTGGAGATTCTTATTATACCAATGAAGCTAAATATGACTGGGTACCGATTCAATATCAAAATGCTCCAGCTTCTACTTTAGCAACACCTTGGTTTAGTCAGATTCCATTCCAATCTTCTCAAATGAAGGGACAATTCATCTATTCTAGATTTAAGAACGTTGCAAACGATGATAGTTTATATGTTACCGCGCCAGTTGATACTGGTATAAGTTATATAGCTTCTCCTTCTAATTTTACAGGAGTTAGCGATTATGAATATGGTACTTCGTATAATAGAAATATGACATTTGCTAATGGTAATCCTGCTGAAGGAACCAATAGAAATTATAATGGTGCAACAGTTTCTGCGTATACTACGACAACTGGAGTTAACGATTTTATTTGGTCAGGCGCATATACTGGACTTACTCCTCTAACGACATCAATTGATGGTGTTTCAGGTACTATAGTATCTAGTGCATATGATAATGGTTTGTATTTACACAAAAACCACCCAATATTAAATCAAGCTATTGCAAGTAATCAATTAAGTATTTTAGACTTACATGCTGCTGGAATTATTGCAATGCCAAAGGTATCAAATCGAAGAGTAAATATGGATTTTGGTTTAAAACAAACTCCTTACAAAATAGTATCTTGGGTAAATAATGCTGGAACTACAGTAAGTCGATCTATTAAAATGTCATTTGATTCAAACGATGTTTATTTATTAGGTGGTAGGTCTTGTGGAGCTTTCTTATTTATGGCACCACTAGAACAGAAATCTTTATTAGTTGATGCTAAGAATAAATTTGGTAAGTCAAGAGTAGATACTGGAGCTTCTAAAGCTCTATCAATTGATATGATATTCCAATATAGAATGACTGATTATTACGGTGACGATAATAATATTGGTAAAGTTGGTGGTATCTTAACTACCAGTCTTGCTAACATAACTTATAGTAAGAAAATAGGCTTAGACATTTTAGACGGAGAGAAAAATGAATTTAAATTTGACGTAGAAGTTTATGCTAAATATAAAGCTGAAGGTTCTTCAGTAACTAATATCACTAAGGCAATGTTAACTAACTTCAATACTTCCGGAGGCGGAGGAGGCGGTGGCTACAGAAGATGGTTAGACAGAGAAGATTTGGCAGCACCATCTGAATTTACATTCTACACACAACAAATCCTTCAATAACCGGTTAGTATAAGCAGCAGATTCATTAAGCCTTTCTTTTAATTCGAATATATACCTTAGAACAAAAAGAAACGCTTAATGAATGGCTAGTATTCAAATCAATCTTGATGCAAGAAATAATAACGTAGACGATATATCTTTCGGCCTACTAAGAGCAAATCCTGCTCTATCGACTAATGTTAAATTGGTAGTAGACAGCGACAGCGCTGTTTTCATGGATTCTTTTATCGCTAATAAAGAACTTGCTAATAACAATTACCGAAAATACCCGATAAACACCGAAACAGGAGCATATTCTTTTGATGTTGCTACTTATTTTGGTAATCTCCCTAACAATATAAAATTTAAAGCTGGTAGATCAGCTTCAGATTATACTGTTTACTCAGAATATAATAATCAATACGAAACTCAATATAGTTACGGTGCGTCATTTAACGCTACTAAAGTTTATAAAGAACAATATAGATTCTTAGCACCTATTTGGTTAGATAAGAATCTACCGAGTTTGTTTGTAATTTATAGAGTAAAAGGAACTACTCCTGATTTTGCATATACTGATAATCAGTCTGGCCAAAATGCTAGAATCGTTGACATGCTTAAAAATGCAACAATTGTAAAATCTTATAATTTAACTGAAACTTCAAACGTTGGAAAGTATTTAAGAAAACACGTTACCAATCTACAATTTCCAGTATCTCCAATATCACACAATTACGAGCAAGATCAATTTACTCATTTTAGAGGAATTGATGTTGAAAAGGGAGGATTTGTTGATAGAAAGGAAGATTTACATGATGATTTTGTAAAGCATGACAACTTAGAAATATTTAGCAATGAAATATTTTCAAATGGATTTGAAAGAAATAAAGTTGCTGTTGCAAACCTTATTAATTTAGAATTCTTATTTGACGATTTTAAAGCTGACAACTACGATATTTACAGATACTTTGGAGTATTTGTAAATCCAGCAGAAGAAGGTTCTTTTGATATCGATAGAATTATAGACACTGAAAACAGAGAAGGAATATTCTTAAAGGAAAATTCAGTTGTCAGTTATTTAGATAGAACTGGAACAACGTTAACTCATTTAGACATGCTTCCAAAATATGATGAACTTAGAGTTCCTTCATTAAATTGGATTAAGTCAAAAGATGGAGATTATTATCATATTAGAAATAACGAAGTATTTAAGGAGAATGATTTCTTACCTGTTTCTATTAATAAAAGTACAGAAGAGGAGTTTAAAGGTACAACAATAGTAAACACTATTCAAGTTGAAGATTTCTCAGTTAACCTAAAAGATTTTATAAAGTTAGAAATTAACAGCATGCCCGTAAATGGAAACAAGTTGTTTATTGCTCCATATACTGAAATAAAGTCGGTTGGTTTTGATTTAACCGAGTTTATAATTGCAGCAGATAATACTTTATTAGCTGGAACAAGCACTGCGAAAACATTCTCATGCAATGGTACGACTTCTGATGTTGCTAGAGCTATCGCAGGATGTATTAGTCAAACTGAATACGGTTATAAAGTAACATACAATTCTAATAATGTTATCATAGAAGATTATGCTTCTGGTTCAAATAGAAAATTAACAGTATTTGGAATTAGAACTGCAAATCTTCCAGCTAATTCAATCACGGTATCTTATGGTTCATTAGATTCTCCTACTGGATTTTCGGTAGGACAATATTCTGATTGGAACATGTACTATCCGGTAGGAGGTGCTCTTAAGAATAATGCTCTACTAGTAAAATCAGAGAACAAAGGCGCAGTTTCTGTCGGAGATTTAGTAAAATCGATGAATGCTGAAACATATTCAAAAATATTACAAATCATAGAAGATCCTTATACCTCTGGTTTATGGAGAATTATCTTTGAAAAAGAGATCCAGTTTCCTAAATCAAAAAGTGTTAATATTTACCAATCTTACAAAAATAAATTCGGTAGATTTCAGATCTTTGACATTAAAGATTTTGACTTTGATTTTTATGATACTTCTAATTCTAGTTTAGATGAACTAGACACTGAACAAAAATATATACAAACTTCGCATCAGTATTATAAATATGAAACTGCTTCCGGTCCTGATTTTAAAATCGACTCTGCGAATTATTATGCTAATCTATCTCCAGTCTCAACTGACGATGTAATTAATGTAAGAGCATCTGTTATTAATGATTTAACAAAATCTGGAGACATTGAAGTATTTAACGAAACCATATCTTCAGAATATGATCGTTTGCGTGAAAATGAAATTAAAGAAACAGCGGTATTAGGTAGAGTTATTCCAACTATTAGTAAATTTGTTCTTAAAGATGGATTTAATGCAAGGATGAAAGAATATCCACTAAGTGTCAATGAAGCATTTGGAGTTAATAACATGTCTCCTAGCTTAGATGGCTATAATAGAAGTCCTGATCTTTTTAATATGGAACATTTCCATATTAATAGGATTCCATCATATATGCTAGCTGATAATGCAAATCTTTATAAAAATAAAAGTTATTTAGATTTTGGTATTGGAAGACCGTTATCGATTATTGATTTACAGTCAACTAATTTTAATTTCTTTGACAAATATTTTATTTGGAATGGAGGTTATACTGAAACTGTAATATTAACCGATATACAAAATGAGATATTTGTTTCTGGAGGTACTCCTGCAGTACCAACATACTCAGTGAGAAGAACATATATTTTTAATGCTGCACCTTTTCAAGCCACAACCACAATAGGCACAACTAATGCGGCAACAGCGGCACCTGGTGCGGTTTGGACCAATCCTGTTAAAAGACTAGGAAATAACTGGGCATACTTTAATTATCCTATAACTTTTTCTGGAAATACCGCAACCGTTGTATTTCCAAAAGGTCAACTTCCTAACTATGATGATGCTGCGCTATATGATTTAAAAATAGGCGATGTTATGCCTAGAAATGTTAACGCACAAGAAGAGTCTGTTGGAGGATTTACTAAAAACAAAAAAAGCGTTAGATATTCTAAGTTTTCAAATGGAGGAAATTCACAAAACCCTTCTACTGTTTTTAGAGGATTAAGATATATTTTTAAAAGTAGAAAAGAGAGTCAATTACAATTTCCAAAAGAATTTATACAAACTAGTGAAGTTAATGGATATAAGTTTGGTTTTGTAATAAATCACGTTGTATTTGTCGATCCTACTATTAGTACATCGAAGGCTATTACTGTAGTTAAAAATGAT